ATTAATGGTAAAAAGTCTCAGTACATCCTGCCAGAGGGATTATCAGAAATAGACATTGATGGAGTAGAACACATGAACTCGCAGTATGGAGTGTTCGTCAATGGTTCTGGTAAGGAAGTTGAAAAGATACAGATCATGAAGCAAATGATTCAGCCTATGATTCAAAACGGTGCTTCTATGACATCTATAGCTGAGATTCTTAACTCCGATAGCTTTGAAGAAATCTACGAGAAGGTTAAGAAAGTAGAAAAAACAAGAGCTCAGCTTGAGCAAGCACAAATGAAAGCAGAAATGCAAGACAAGCAGAAAGAGCGTCAACTTGAAATTATGAAAGAAGATCGAGAAGATGCACGTCAAGCTGCTAAAAACGCTACTGATATTAAAGTTGCTGAAATACGTCAGTCTGATGGATATGATGGAGAAGATGAAGATGATGAGAAGCTTGATCTTGATAGACGTAAGCAACAACAAGATCATCTTATTGAAGAGAAGAAGCTAGCAGAAGAGAAAAGATCTAATAAAGCTAAAGAAGCTATTGAACGAAAGAAGGTCAACGCTAGCAAAAGTAGCAACTAAAGTGTTATATAATTAAAGTTTATATTTTTATAAAATATTTCTTTACAAAGAATAAACTAACCCTTAAATTCAACCATAGATATGGCAACAGACAAAGAAACAAACAAAGTAGGACTCAATGATGTAAACTTCCTTCAGTTAGGAGAACAACCCTCTGATGGAAAAGATGAAACAATCGTTGAAGACGAAGAGAAAGAAAATCAGGAGCAGGAAGAGGAGGAAACTCCGAAGCCTGAAGAGGAAGAAGAAACTGAAACTCAAGAGAGTGAAACCGACGACGGTGATACTTCTTCCGAAGAAACTGATGAGTCCGAAAAAGAAACTAAAGACGAAGAGGGACAAGAGGGAGACGATGAACCCTCCATCTTTCAAACAGCTGCTCAAGATATTGGAGTAGAGCTTGATGAAGATACCTTTGGTGATATTAATTTTGATGATCCTGACCAGAACGATCTGGCTAAGTTTATTGAAAAATCAGCAAAGCAACTTTCAAACAAGCAAATGGATGCTACATTTGATGAGTATCCGGAAGCTAAAGCTCTCGTGGACTTTGCCAAGAAAGGTGGAGATCCTCGACAGTATATTGAGACGATGCACCCTCAGTTTGATTATAATGAGGTAAACTTTGATGAGCAGATTGCTGAAAATGAGCAAGCACAAGAACAGCTTGTACGAAATCATTTAGCTGCTCAGGATACTCCTCAAGAAGAAATTGATGAAATGATTGAAGACTTCCGCAATGGTGGAATTCTTGAAAAACAATCAAAGCGTTCTTTGAAGCGATTGCAACAAATGCAAGAGAGTGCTCAGGAGGATCTAATAGCTGAGCAGGAACGGAAAGCTGAAGAAGCTAAACAGCAAGCTGAAAAAGAACAAAAGAGAATTAGATCACTCATCGACGAAACAAAGAGTTTTAAAGGTCTGAAGATTCCTAAGACAGATAAGGATGATTTGAAGAATTATCTATTTGAACCTGTCAATGATGATGGACACTCTCAGGCACTTGTCGATGGCGTTGAGATGAGCGAAGAAGAACGAGTCGCAATTGCTTATCTCAAGATGAAGAATTTTGACTTTGAAACACTTATTGGTAATGAAGCGGAAACTAGAAATAGCAAGAAGCTGAAAGACCAAATTAAGAAGAGTCGTGAAGACGAAGTAAGCTCTTCTAAAGAAGGTAAGAAGAAGTCAAAAAGTGGCAAGATACAAGATATTAAGCCTATATTTTAACCCTAAAAACACGGACACATATACATGCAAGTAACCAAACAATACTACAATGATACTCAGATGACGGACAGTAACAGTCTGGCACAAGCTTTAGTCTCACGTCCATCTGTTCTTTCTCCGATTATTACACATCTGGGTGGTAAAGAGAACCAAAAGTTCCCTCTTGCCATGTTGACAGAAGGTATTGGTAATGTCCAATCTATTGATAACTTGGAATACGAGTATCGTGTACAGTCCCGAATGGAACATGCTCGACCTGTGGCGGAAACTCCTTCTACTACCAGCAACCTTGGTAAGGGCGGAGCCCCATTCAAACTGGTATTCCCAGATCGCTGGTTCATCAAGGACTACGTACTGATCTCTAAGAATGGACACCAAGCCCGAATCATGGCAGAGCCAATTCCTGTAGGAAGTGGATTTGAATACACGCTTGAACTCGTGGACCCAGATCCAAATGCTACAATGCCGGCTTCTGATGTGCAAGAAGGATCACTTTTCGCTCAAATGTTTGCACCTGTAGGTACTGACTTCTCCCGTGGTAACGCTTCTAACTGGACAACTCCTGCGCTGATCCGTCACAAGCTTACTACAATTCGTAAGTCATACCAATTCTCAGGAAACGCAAAGGATTGGGTAGCGGAATTTGAATTAGACACTGACAATGGAACCACAAACCTCTGGATGGATTATGAGGAGTGGCAGAAAATGCTTCAGTGGAAACAAGAATCCGAGGTGTACTACTGGTACGGTCAGCAGTCTTACAATGAGAATGGTGAGACGCAGATGCGTGACGAACGTGGTCAACCTGTTACAATTGGTCCGGGACTACTGGAGCAAATCATTAACAAGGAGACTTACAGTTCTCTAACTGAGAACAAGCTTCGTCAGGTAATCGGTGATCTGTTCTTCGGAATGACTGATGCTGACAATATGGAGGTAACTCTGTTTACCGGAACAGGTGGAGCTCGTGAATTCGACTCTGCTATGAAAGACTTCCTGCAAGCAAACGTTTATACTCAGTTTAACGACAGAACGTTTGTAACCGGGCAAGGTCGCGAACTTGAAATGGATGGATACTTCACAAGCTACCGTCACGTTGATGGTCACGTTGTGAATATCGTGAAAGTACCACTGTTCGACCACGGTCCCGTTGCAGAAGCAAGCCGTAAGCACCCAGAAAGTGGACTTCCACTTGAAAGTTACCGAATGGTATTCGTTGATCAGTCTCGGTACGATGGTCAAAATAACCTGCAAATGATCAACAAATCTGGACGAGAGTTCAAACGTTGGGCGGTTGCTGGTTCTACAGTACCACGAGGATTCAACGAAAGTAATCTGCTTCGCGCAAGTGACATTGACGGAGCAAGTGTACACTTCCTTAAAACGTGTGCAATTCTGCTTAAACGCTTTGATACGTCTCTTGACCTTCAATGCGTTGCAAGCTAAACTAGATTTGGCTGAGGGAACTGACTACTGGTTCCCTCTGACCAACTACAAAACAGTAGTTAATTAAAACAAACAATAGTTATATGTCTGACGCAACAACACGAAAGATTCAAATTCGTAGGAGAGAAGGTCGAAACTATCTCCCTCCGAAAGTTAAAGCTAAAGCTAAACGAGTAATCGGTAGTGTATTCAAAGACAGACGCCCTCTTGGAATTGCTGATGAACAGCTTGAAAAGAAGCTTCTGAAAGAATACGAAGGCATCCGACCAGATGATCGAGATTTTTCCGAGAAGCGGAAACGATTCTGGAAAGAAATGCGTGTCATTGTTCCATCAGATGGGAAAGTACTTGATATTTCTACCGATGGAGAAGGCGAACCGGTGAAGCTGGAAGACTACCTTATTTATAAGTGGTTGGAGAATCACCCACTTGTAGCAAAGGATAAAGATTCTATGCTCAATGAAAATAAGGACTACTACCTGTATGATCCGGAAAAAGAAATTCATAACGAGAACAAAACAGTTAAAGCTCGAAAGAAAGCTTACGAAGCTCTGATTGATCTATCAGATAGCGAAGAAGTTGTAGATCAACTTATTCGTCTGCTTGCAGATCAGAATCCTGCAAAAATGACTCCTGAAATGAAGGAGAATAAACTTGATCAAATTGCACAAACGCAACCGGTACGCTTCCTGAAATATGCGGAAGATCCTAACTTGGCTCTACGAGCTGAGGTTGAGGAAATGGTTGAGTATGGTGTCCTTCGTAAGTCTGGTAATCAGTACATCTACATGGATGAGGTCATTGGAGAGACAATGCAAGATGCTATTGTGTACTTCAAAAATGATCGTAACTCAAGCACCGTTCTTGACTTACGAGCGAAACTGAAAGAAGCTAAACAAATAGCTTAATGACAGTAGATGAAATGATTATCGGTGTCAACATTGGGGTTCAGAAAGTGAACTCCAATGCTTTTGACACTTACTTAGAAGAAGAGATTGAATACTTCCTTAACAAAGCAGCTAGGGAGTACGTCAGGAGACAGAATATCTACCTGAAGAAAGACCTAGATGAAGTCTCCAGACCGGACTTGGTCCGTCAAGAGGAGGCTTTTGATAATCTATCCACTGTGTTAGTTACAGATGTAATCTCAAGTGGTGATATTTCAGCTGCTTCTGGCTTTGATAATACCAAAACTATTGTTAAAACAAACCTCTCTAGTGAGGTTTTTCAGTTTGCATACGCTCAGGCAAAAGTAGCAAGTGGATCTTGGAGAGCTTGTAAGCCAATTTCTCCAGCAGAGATTCACTTCTACACAAAAGCTGAGTACAACGCACCGTTATTTAGACGACTTCCACTACTTCTAAGTGGTACAAATATACTTGTCTTCTTTGACGAAGAGTCCTCTGACATAACGGAAATGATGTTTATGTATATCAAGAGTCTTGATAGGATGGTAAAAGATTCTCCGGGAACTGGAGAAGTAACCACATCAGAGCTTCCTGAACATACACATGACGAAATTGTTGACATCGCTGTTAATATGATACTTGAAGACATCAAGTCGCAGCGACCAGCTGAACCAGAACAAACAACTATTAGAGACGAAGTATAATGGATGTTCAAGCAATGCAAAAAGGTGTTCAGCAGCAGTTATATGTTAATTAACTATAAGCTAGTAATCTTTCATAAATAAAAATAAACAGTTATCTTAATATAAGAACTTTAAATTAATATTTTATTATGGAAGTAAGATCAATGCAGAAGGGTGTCCAACAGCAACTGTCAGCCATGGACATTCCAATGGTATCAGAAGATTTAATCTATTACTTAAATAGAGCACAAGAGAAATATATTGATGAACAATATGTATTTCTTCGTGGTAAATATGTAGATCAAGGTAGCCCAGAACTATATCAAAATGCACAGAAAGCTATTGAAAACCTACGTACATTAGTATCTACAGAACTTATAGGTAATACTAATATTACTGCTGCTGCTAGTTATGATAATGCTAAAGAGTTTACATTAGACAATCTTACTGGAGATTTCTACTATTACGTAAGATCACAAACGCAATTATCTAATGGTGGAGAATGGGTTAATAATAAACTTATTGAACAAGAGAATGTACAGAAGTTTATAAAAACCAAGTATAACTCTCCTATATTCCGAGACTTCTTAGCATTACTACAAGGAAATAAGTTGTTAGTGTTTTATGATGATCAAACAGGGGCAGATGTGTATGATGTTTCACTTACATATATTGA